GATTCTACCGGGGCAGGAACCGCAACCACGGGAGCCACGGTCTCCACGACGGCGGGCTGCACTACCCGCACCGGCGCTGGGGCTTGAGCGGGTTGGAATGTGGACGCGGCAGCAAACCCACCGATGACAGTCAGCGCGAGCACTGACCCTGCGATACCCGCGACGCGAGCCTTCATCTCTACTCCCCTGAAACTGTCGCGCTGTTTGCGCGTCCTCGCACCATAGCGCGTCCTGCCGACACCCGCATAGGTATCGCTACTTATCCCCCGGAGGTTTCTCGTGGTCTACACGTTCACAGGCGCGGTCGCTTACGACCGTCTCGGCAGCAGTTGGCGCACCGCTGCGGGTCTGCGCTCCGTGTCCGTCACAGACCCCGCCACAGGGCTCCTGCCCACCAACCTGGTCCAAGGCGGGGTGGCCGTCACGTGGCTGACCGCCGACGCCAATTCCCGCTACAGCTTCACCTGCGATGTCCCCGGCGTCGTCGTGGACTTCGGTGCAGGCGCGGAAGCGTTGTACGCCAACGAGGTCCCCGGCCTCGCCATCGCTGCTGGCGGTGCGACCACCACGGCGATCGACGCGCACCTCGGCGGGGATGCGACAGGGCTGGTTGCGACAGTGGCGGGAAAGCTCGACAGCACAGTCGCTAGTTCCACATACGTGCGCCCCAACCTGGGCGCAACCTTGGCCGCCTACGGGGACTCAATCACAGCCGGAGAAGGGGCGAGCAACCCCACCACTCTCGGTTACGCCCCGCTACTAGCCGCAGTCAAAGGGCTGACCCTGACCAACTTTGGAACCAATGGGGACCAGGCGTGGGACCAGGTGGACGACGTAGTAACTACTGTCGTCGCTTCCGATCGAACATCGACACTGATGATCGGCACGAACGACCAGCGCACATGGTCTACAGACGCGACCAAGCGCGGCTACTTCGCTGAGTGTCACGCAGCAATGGCCGCGTGGCTGGCCATCCCCCACGCCCACAAGTCACTCGTTTCGGCAGGCGCAACCGAAAGCGGAGCATGGGGCACTACACCGATCTTCGGCGGCGCCCTCGTCAGGAATACGGGAGTGGTAGGGGAGACCCAGACGTTCAGCACCTTCGGGCGCGTCGTCTACCTGTGGACGGTGCGCCAGAACGGCAACAGTTCCACGTTCACGATCACGGTGGACGGGACCATGTTCGGACCTTACGCCACCACGACGACAGTCAGCACGGGCACCATCGCAGGGCGAGACTACGGCCTGCGGCTTATCCGAATCCCCGGACTGTCAGACAACGCACACACAGTGGTGATGACCGCTACCGCAGCAAGCGGCGGCGCCCCTGTCTACTTCGTGGGCGGCGCTGGTCCTGGCGGCGCGACAACACCGACCGGCCCAAACCTGTTCGTCGGTAACGTCCCACGCTTCACCGCCGCAGGGTACTCACTCAACGGCGGGACGGACGCGACCGTGCGGGACTACGGCACCGAGATTCTCTCCACGGTCAGAGACCTCGCCTCCGATGGCCTGAACGTCGCGTTGGTGGACATCGCTGCCCGGCTGAACATCACGACCCATCTCGGCGCCGATGGTGTTCACCCCAACGACACCGGGCACGCGGTCATCCGCGACGCATTTCTTGAAGTCATGAGCCCGCTCCCGTTCCCTAGGGAACGGTCCCTACCCGGCAACGGTGAGGGCACCCTGTTGGTTCGCACGAACTACAACCCAGCCGGAATCGTAACACTGAGCGGCACCACAACCTTCGCGGTCGTAGACGGCACCAACCTCATCGTGACCTTCACCGCCCCCGACACGGGTTCGGTGAAGGTCACGATGGACGCGGTCGCTGACGTGTCAGCGGCAGGCAACCTTGGGCAGTGGGCGTTATTCAGCGGCGGCTCGTTGGTGGCAGGAACGAACCTTGTCTACAGCCGCATTGCGGAACTTGCCCGCTTCCACGTGACCATTCCCGTGTCGGGTCTGACGCCGGGAACGAGTTACACCTGGGCGTGGGCGCACCGTGTCAGCGCGGGGACCAACCGGATCATCTGCGGCAACGACTACGGCCCCGCTCTCATCACTGTCCGTAAGGATGCCTGACCCCGCCCATAAGTCCCGGCTATGCCCGCCCTGATCTGACCCACCCCCCGACCCCGCCGCCGCGACCATGCGACGACGGGGACCGAGCATCAACCCACCGAAGGGCTGACAATGCCGAACCCTAGCGAGTTGCACGTCGATGAGTCACTACCACTCCAGCTCCAACTCGCCGTTATAGCGGGTGACGTGAAACTCATCCTCTTCCAGGTGGGCGACATATCGCAGCGGGTTGATCGCCACGAGGGAAGGCTCGGCACTCTGGAGTCAAAAACCCAGTCCCTCACGGACGGATTCAGGGCCGCTAACGAGAAGGCGGAGGCGCTCGCTCTGGCCTTGAAGGAGGCCAAGGAAGCGGTGGAGGCAACGGCCCTCCAGGAGGCCAGTAAGGCTCAAGTGGCTGCGCGGGAAAAGTCCGACAGGGACGCGCTGGGATGGTCGCCGATCACGAAACTGTTTGCGATCCTCGCCGGGATTCTGATCGCCGTGAACATCTACCAAGCGCTCAATCCCTGATGTGGGATAAACGCGCGTTCGTCACCTCAGTCCATGACGGGGACACCATCACAGTCACGCTCGACCAAGGCTTCG